CATAGAGCGGGGCAAGATCAAAGCCTTGCGCGAGCTACTTGAACTTGGGCGCGAGACCGCGCAGCCCGAGATTTCAACCAACGTGCCGTACTGAAGAGGAACCCAGCGATGGCAAAAGGTAGCTGCGGCCCTAGTGAGGCCAGCATGAAGGAATGGGAGGCCGAGAGCGATCTCCGCACCCTTATCGAGGCTGAAAAGGTGAAGGCCGATCCAGCCCGCCTCAAGGCCGCAATGAAGAAGCAATCCGAAATGAAGAAGGCGATCGACGCCGTCGGATCGGAGGCCAAGAAGTGACTGAACAGACCCAGGCCGCGCCCGCCGCCGCCGAAGCTGCCGCCATCACGGCGGATGACCTCAACCTGATCGATCCGCATCTCGCCGATCCGGTCAAGGACGAGGCCGAACTCTGGAACGAAATCCAGGAAGAAGAAAACGCAAGGGACAATCCGGCGGCCAAGACCGTCGAAGATAATCCCGATCCAGTTGTCGAAGCCGCGCCAGCCGCCGACACAACTTCCAAGCCTGATGCCCCGGCTGCAGATACGCAAAAGCCGGACATCTGGGCCAACGCCACGCCGGAACAGCGCGCCGCCTATGAGCAGGCCGTGACCGAGCGGGCCAAGTTCGAGCAGCGCAGCCGGTCCGCCTCGGGCCGCATCAGCGCGCTCCAGCGCAAGATCAACGCCGCTCAGGCTTCGCCGAGCCGCGATCTCGGAAACGCCCGCGAGGAAATCGCCGGCATCCAGCAGGATTACCCCGACATCGGCCAGCCCCTGACCAAGGCGCTGGAAAAGATCGACGGGAAGCTCGACCAGCTCAGCGCATCGGAAAAGGCCGATCTCGAATCCGCCCGCTCCGAACTCAATGACCTGGTCAGCACCGAAACCAACCGACTTCTCGCCGTCCATCCCGATTACGAGGACGTTCTGAAGAAGAACGGCAAAGCCTTTGTCGCCTGGGTTGAAGATCAGCCCCGCGCCATGCGCGACGCCGCTCACCAGAACGCCGACTACATCTCGGATAGCGACGCTGCGATCAGGGTCGTGGAAGGTTTCAAGCGACATCTCGGGCTGATCAAGGCCGACCCGGCACCGACGCCGGCTCCTGATCCGCAGCCCGCACCCCAACCTAAGCTTGACGACAGGCGCCAACGGCAGATCCAAGGCTCGGCTTCTCCCCATGGGAAAGTCGGCCGGCCGACTGTCTCCGGCATCCCCGAAGAAGGTGACCCCAAGGCAATCTGGGACGCTTTCGATGCTCAGGATCGCCTGACCCGTTGAGCGCTTCGCTCAAAGGACAATTGCAATGAGCACGAACCTTTCTACCAGCCCTGGGATTTCCCAGCGCACCAACGTCTATGCTGAGCGCCAGATGCTCAAGCATGCAATGCCGACCCTCGTGCTGGAAAAGACCGGCCCGCTGGTCAAGCCGATGCCGGCCAACAAGGGCGTGAACATCAAGTTCCGCCGCCCTGTGCCGTTTGAGCCCTCTACCATTCCGCTGCAGGAAGGCGTCACCCCGTCCTCGACCTCGTTCCGTTACGAGGACGTCTCGGGCTCGCTCTCCCAGTACGGCATGGTCGCCGAAGTTACCGACGTCATCGAGGACACCCACGAAGACCCGGTGCTGAATGACATCACCGTTCAGCTCGGCGAGAACATCGGCCGCACCCAGGAAGCGCTGAACTACGCAGCCCTTCGTGGCGGCACCAATGTGTTCTACGCCAACGGCACCCAGCGCACCGACGTCAACTCGGTCATCACCCTCGCCAAGCAGCGCGCCGTGACCCGAGCCCTGAAGGCCCAGAAGGGCATGAAGGTGACGCAGATCCTGTCCGGCTCGCCGAATTATGCCACACGCCCGGTCGAGGCGGCCTATGTCGCCGTCGGCCACACTGACCTCGAGGCCGATATCCGCAACATGCCGGGCTTCATCCCGGTGGCGGAATACGGCCAGCGCACCCCGATCTCCGAGCACGAGATCGGCACGGTCGAGGATGTCCGCTATCTGCTGTCGGCCGACCTGGCCTCATTCGCGGATGCTGGCGGCGCCAAGGGCACGATGGTCTCGACCTCGGGCACTTCGGCCGACGTCTATCCGGTCCTCTACTTCGCCAAGGAAGCATGGGGCCTCGTCCCTCTGCGCGGTCAGGGCGCCGTTTCGCCCTCGATCATCCCTGTCGGCCAGAAGACCAAGGACGATCCGCTCGCCCAGCGTGGCTATGCCGGATACAAGTTCTGGCACCTCGGTCTGATCCTGAACCAGCTCTGGATGTCGCGCCTCGAAGTGGCGACGACCGCTCTCTGATGCTGATCGGCGGGGCTCCGGCCCCGCTTTCTCCCCCTCAATCCTCGAAAGGATCGATCCCATGAAGGGTCAGCCTGTAATCGGGATGTGCGTCGGCAACGCCGCCGCCCTCAATATCGAACTCGGCTTCGTGCCGGATTGCGTCCATCTCTACAACGCCACCGATGGCGACATCATCACCGTTGCCTTCCTGAACTGGGTGATCCCGTTCACCGGTGGCGGCACGACCGAGATCAAGGCCGGCGATACCATCAAGGGTGCAACCTCCGGCGCCCGCGCCGTGGTCCGCCAGGTGATGCTGTACTCCGGCTCGTGGGCTGGTGGCGATGCCGCCGGTTTCTTCGAAGTCCTCGAAGGCTCGCTGGTCGGCACGTTCGGCTCCGAAAACGTCTACATTTCCAGCGACACCGTTGCCGGTATTGATGACGCCACGGTCACCGCCAACGTGGTCCACAACTGCGCGATCACCACCGCCGCCGCCTCGGCGACCGGCACCTCGGCGATTTCGCGCTATGAGGGCTCGGCCACGGATGCAAAGGGCTTCACCATCGGCTCGGTCATCGCCGAAGAAGCCAAGCTGCTCAGGTACATCGCCTGGCGCAGCGATCAGTAAGGGGAGGGTCCAATGGGTCTCTCCACCTCTGAAGGGCGGCAGCGCGCCAATCATTCGGGCCGGGAAACTGGTTCGACGGAACTGGAACGTCTGCTGCTCGGGCTGGTCGACGCCGGCCCCGGCATGTTGCGCGTCCAGGCAGCGCCGGCAGCAAAGACGGATACCGTCACGCTGACCGCCGCCGAACTCCTGACGCGCCTCATCGTCGGCACACCCACCGCGGCGGCAAACTACACCCTGCCTCTCGGCGCTGATCTGGAGGCTGCCCTCAAGGCGGCTTTCCCCGATCTCGCTGTCGGCGACAGCTTCGATTTCTCGATCATCAACGTGGCGACCAACGCCTCGTTCGACATCACCGTCGTTACCAATACCGGCTGGACGCTGGTTGGTGGTCTGGTGGTCGAGAGCAACGAAGCCACCGCGACACGCGGCCCGTCCGGAACCTTCCGCGCGCGCCGCACTGCCGCAGGCACGTTCACGCTCTATCGTCTGTCGTGATCCTCATCGGGCGGGGTTCGCTCCGCCCGACACCCTTCGGCCGCTCAATCCCGAGCCGCCATCAATCCAAGGTCCATCACCAAATGATCGATCCGTCACGCATCGAGCGAGAGCTCGAGGCCGTCTTTGCGCAGCGCAGGCAGGCCAACGAAATGATGCAGCAGGCAGCCAACGTCATCCAGCAGTCGGTCGGCGCCGAGAAGGCATTCCAGGCTGTTCTACAGATGATCAAGGATAGCGCAGCCGCATCCGAGCCAGAGGCACCTTTGGTGGAGAATGAGACCCATACGCACGCACGTCAGCGGCGCAAGGCGCAAGGAGCAGGCAAATGAAACAGATCAGCATCGATGAAGCGACCGCAACGCAGCTTGCCGTGTTCGCCAACGTCAACCTCGGGCTCGACGTCCAGTTCCGGCAGGGCTGCGCCGCCATCAAGGCCGAAATGGCCAAGGTCGGCTACAACAAGGACTACATCGAGGTCGAGGACGATCCGGCTCCGAAAGCCACCAAGGCAGTCACTGCCGGCGAGACCTCGGGCAAGAAGATCACCATCATGATCCCGAACCAGGAAACCCCCGGCAGCACCATGGGCAAGGAGGCGGTTCCGGTCGGCGTCAATGGCAAGGTCTACCTGATCAAGCGCGGCGTTCCCGTCGACGTGCCCGAGGCGGTGGTTGCCGTACTCAAGAACGCGAACAAGGTCCAGTATGATCGCGGCCCGAACGGCGAGCCGATCAATCCGACACTCGTTCCGACGCACCCGTTCTCGATCCTGTCGGCCTGATCCCCGATGGACTTCCTCGAACTCTGCCAGCGCGTGGCGTCCGAATCCGGCACGATCAACGGCGTTCTGCCGACGACCGTGACCGGCCAGACCGGACGCCTCGCCAAGGTCGTCCGCTGGACGAATGACGCTTGGCGCCAGATCCAGAACGCCAACGCAAGCTGGCGCTGGATGCAGGCGGAGTTCTATGGGCCGACTGCGGCGCACCAGCAGCGCTACGCCTACTCAGGCTTCAACGATTTGGTCACGTCGAGCGCGATCACCCGGTTTGCGGACTGGATCTACTCGCCTGATGGCGTCGACAGCGGCATCAGCCTCTACGATCCTTCGGTCGGGGCCAACGACGAAGGCCCTCTGCAGT